GGCGGCGAGATTTGAGGGTAGTGGTAATGATGCCTTCATCAAAATCCAAGAGCCAACAGGTAGTGAGAGCGTAGTCCTCGGCTCAACGAGTGGAACGGGATTCGTTGGTTCTGCGAGCAACAACAACTTCGCCATTAGAGCGAACAACTCCAACAAGATGACCATAACTCCGGCGGGCAAGGTCGGGATAGGAACAGCAAGCCCCACCGGAATACTAACTATCACAAATTCGGGTCACGACATGATTCACTTGAACAGGACTGTGAACAACGAAGGATATGGAATGGGAATCATCGGGAGAGGTGGGAACTCAGCATCCACAACCGCCGCACATGAGTATGCGGCGATGTTCTTCCAGATAGAGGACAACACAGATGGTGCGGAAAAGGGTGGCATAGCATTCAATACATCAAGTGGTGGAACTGCGGCAGACCAAGGTAGCACTCATGCTATGCAGATTACATCTGCGGGTAATGTCGGAATAGGTCTTACAGACCCAGAAGCGATGCTACACCTACGTTCCGATACAGCAGATGTGACGCTCAAAATAGAGGCAGATGAGAGCAACGATGATGAATCCCACAACCCTATGATATGGATGGCTCAAGATGGCGAGTTAGTCAATTTCAAATTAGGAATACAAGATTCTGGAAACCATGCTTATCTCAGATGGGAGGCAACAACGGACAAGGACTTGCTATTCCTCAACGATGCTAACGAAAGAATGAGATTGACAGGCGATGGAAAACTCGGAATAGGCACTACATCACCAGACGCACTACTCCATGTCGAACACTCATCCGGTCTGATAGCCAAGTTCGGAGAGGGGAACGTGGAGACTCAGATGACGTTCGCAGACCAAAGAGCAATGTTTGGTTATGTGGGTGACAATGCGGTTATCCAAGGAGGTTCTGGTGGTAAAGGTGTCAGCATCAACGTCAACAATGGTACGTTTGGTAGCGGTGTTGCTATTCGTGCTAAGTCTGATGGTAAAGTAGGGATAAATACCACAACACCTGAGAATAGATTCCAAGTCAATCACACTGGTGCTGATGGCGATAACGGAATGATGATTGTCAGAGCAGATACATCAACTGCTAGTGGTGATTTACTTGGTGGGATTGGTTTCGATTCTGTTGACGGTAATGACCCCAGTAGCGTGCTTGAAGCGTCTGCAGGAATAGCGGCCTACGCAGCAGAAAACCACGGCACAGGTGACAAGGGTGGGGCTTTAGCATTCTTCACATCACCCATCGACCAGAACGATGACACTGCTGCTGTCGAGAGGATGAGGATAAAGGCAGGCGGGTCTGTCATGTTCCAAGATGACAATCCAAACAAGACAATCAGAGTTCATGCAGATACAAATTCATCACCTGCACCAAGAATAGAGATGGTGAGAGGGACGCATGATACATGGGGTAGTGGTGACAACTACACTGATTGGAGATTTTCCAATGAAAACGATTTGATATTCTATTCTGGTATGAGTAGCATTTCAAGCGGCGCAGCAGTAGAGAGATTCAGAATTCACTCTGATGACGATGGTATTACAGTCGCTGGTAATGTAAAGAGCGATAGTAAGAACTCTTACAACACAATGGTTGATTATTACTTCCAAAGGACAAGTATGGGAACTGGAACTGTTGACTTACGAGTGCCTGCTGGTGGTGATGGCGCTGCTAACCCCAATCTCTATCCGATGCCAAGAGCAGGTAAGGTAATGTCAATTTCTCTAATGTACTATGGAGGTAGCATGCCCATGAGTTCAGGAACGGACACTTGGCGGTTAAGGAGATACAGTGGTGGTGTTGAAACTACTACGGATATTGATGTTGCTAGAAATTCATTCACTAATACTTTCGGAAACGTCTATATGAAAACAATAGAATTATCCAGTCCTGTCACAGTCGCTGCAAATGATGGTATTCTCATCAAGAGACAGACTAGCGGTGGTAATATAATTCATGCTTCGGCTCACGTGTATGTGGCATTTGACTTGTAGGTGATAATATGGATTGGGATGAATTAAGAGGAATGAGAGACACAGCACTATCAGATATGGACAAGTACCAATTGGCTATACCATACTCATTGTTAGACAACACTCAGCAAGCACAATTGCAAATCTACAGGCAGGCATTGCTTGACTTGCCAAATGAGCACAGCACCCCAGAGGAAGCATTGCTAAATATGCCTACCAAGCCAGAATGGATGGATTGACATGGGTGAATTGATTCAGAGGCTCAGTCAGGAGTGCCCTGATTGCTCTGCTTCCATACTGGCAAGGCGCATAGAGGGGCGCTACATCAATGAGAGAGGCACCAGAATACTGATATGGGAATGCCCTGAGTGCGGAGCACTGTGGCAGAGACCGAGGAGGGGCTGAGATGGAAATAACTTGGACTGTTTATGAGATGGACAGACATGCAAATTACGAAGACAAGGAAGGTGTGATTTACCAATTGCATTGGGATTGCATCGCAAGCCAAGACGGGGAATCCCACCGAATAACTGGGTGTAATTCTTTGGATATCACAGACCTTAGTGAGTTCACAGACTACACGAGCGTGACTGAAGAGCAAGTCATGACGTGGCTATCTGAGGTCATGGATGTTGAGTCAGTAGAGGACAAGTGCCGGGCTGGTCTCGAGAAAAAATTAAACCCGACAATTCTCAAGGGGTTACCATGGAGGGACGCTAATGGCGAAGAAGAATAAGAAAGGCAAGGTCGCTATCGTTATCGCATTGAAGCCAATGGGAGGCAAGAATCCCAAGAAGCCAACCAAGACTGCCGATGTCGGCAAGGGTGGTATGTGTGGTGTCAAGAAAGCGAAGCCGTGCTGCAAGAACTGTGGCAAGCCTCTCGACAAGGGCATGTGTAAGATGGGCTGTGCATGATGTCTGACAACAACTCGCTCATTCCAAAGGGCAACGATAACAACACATTCTGGCTCGCCTTTCCGAAACTGTAAAATAGAAACGGTGTAGTTTCTACACCAATGCAGTACGGGCGGTTCACGATATGGCTTCTGAGAAAGATAGGAGTGATAGTCTAGCCAAATTGATAGCCGCCCATCCCGACTGGGATTGGGACTACTGGATGGCACAGACGGAGGGATAAACATGGGCTTATTTCACTGGTCTGCACGTAAGTTGATGATGGTCATGGGCTATGCCTACGTGTGGCTGGACAGGCGTGTCAAATACACCGACGAAGAGGTATCGGCAGTCTTGGGGCTCAAGATAGACGATGATTTACAGAAGTGCTCTCGTTACGAATTGTGCCAACGAGTCGAGAAGGAGTTCGGCCTCAAGGAAGGAGAGTTCTGGAACCTCCATAGCACTCAGAAGATTCGCTTTGCCGTGCAGAGCGTCAGGAACATGAAAGGTCCATCCAAGTTTGAAATGGGGTATTGATATGCTGGACATCAGACCCAATGAAATTGTTAGAGAGGTAACGGCTTCTGATATCTCTTTCGATGATACTCTGTCTGCTGTCATACCTTTGCTAGGTGGTGTCATGATTTCCATTCTCTTCGTCGCAGGTTACTGGGATGTGTTGGCTATGAAAGCGCACACCCAAGGTGACTGATGTTGCTGTCTATCTTCCAAGGCTTGTGGGCTTGGTCTCGCTTCCGCCCTTAGTCTATTTTGATATGGGCTGTGAGGGAGGAGGGGAAGAAGAGTGCTGTAGAACCACAGAAGCAAAGAAAATGAAGACTTTGTTCCTCCCTCACGATGCCGCGCCCGCTCTTGTCTTCCCCAAGACAGCCAGACTTATTACTCTTCCTCGGTTTTATTGTCTCTCTTAATAAATGTCCGAGTATTCAATAAAGAGAAGACTGCTCTATCGAGAGCAGTATAGAACAACACTAGGCCCACAAGTGCCCAGCAACCGAAGCAGAGATTAGCCAGCAAGGTTTCCATTGTCTTCCCTCATCGCCATGATGTCGTCTATCCTCAGAATAGCAGTGGCTACCTCAGTCGCGCTGCTGATGACTTGCTTCACCAGAGACTCTGGCTCAACCACTCCCTTCTCTAGTGTGTTGCATATCTCACCGACTCCTCTGTCGTCTATGTACAGGCCGACACCATCCTCAGCCGACCTCAGTTCCATGACCACGTCTAGTGGGTCCATGCCTGCGTTGTTCGCTATCGCTGCTGGTATAATCTCCAGAGCGTCTGCGTATGCCTCGAGACACATCCTTTCTCTCGCTGTCATGTTGGGCCGTGTGGCTGCATGCTCTCTCACGGTCATGGATGCTGCGGAGAAAGAGGCGCCACCGCCGGGGAAACCCTTTCCATCGTCACTCATAGCCAGACAGGTGACGCCAATGGCGTCGTCGAATGCTCTCTCGTATTCCTCTATGGTCTGTCTGGTGGCACCTCTGACTACTAGGCACGTAGCCTCACCACTACCTGATACGGTGATGAAATCCAAGTCACCTATCCTCTCTTGCTTGACAGATGCGTCTGTTGCCATGATGGGCTCATCAACATCAGTCACTCTGTGGTAGATGGGCACGTCCAACAATCTGGACAAGCCTTCCATATCGCTTTGCTGCAAACGTGTGACTAGCGGGATGCCGTGCTGGGAGAGGTAGTGTGCTACTGCCTCATGCACGCTGTCCCTCACGAAGACAACACCGTCTGGCCCTACTGCACCGGCCACCATGGAGGCGACCTCGCTTAGCATGCTCAGTTCCTGTTGCTTCAACTCGTGCAACTGCTGCATGTTCTCGACTTGCATCTGCACTTCCTTGATGTCGTACCCCTCTAGTCCTCCGTTGAGTAGTAGGATGTTGATGTTGCCTTCCACTGACTTGTCCTCTACCTCATTGGCGAACTCCTTGTTGATGACAAGCCCGTCTTGGACGTAGGAGTCTGACAGTGCACCACCTGCTTGTGTGATGACAGTGATGTGGTCCAGATTGCCTGCTGCCTTCTCGCACGCCTTCAAGCACAACTCAGCAGCGTAGTCCAAGTCACTCTCTGCAGCCTTACCTCGTAGTGCGGTCTTGGCTGCGTCCAGAATCTCGATGTCCTGAGATTCGAGGTGCTCTAGTGCTAGGTTCTTACCCTCTTGGAAGGACCTGATGAGCACACGTGGGTGTATGCCTCTCATCAATAGGCCTTGGCTGAGAGCCAGCATCTGGCCTGCTGTCACAACGACGCTGGTAGTGCCGTCTTTGCACACTGCCTCTTGCGTCTTGCTTGCTTCCACCATCATCTGTGCACCGGGGTGTGCGATGTCCAGTTCTCTCAGGACAGTGACACCGTCATTAGTCACAGTGTGGTGGCTGCCGTTCGTCAGCAACTTGTCCATACCTGCTGGACCTAGGGTAGACCTTACGGTCTCAGCCACGTTCATGGCTGCCTTTATGTTGCTCATTTGTGCTTCTCTTCCGCTTTGCTTTTCTTGCTCACTCATTGTTTGCTTCCTCCATTAATTGGATGAATAGTGCGTCGGGGTCGACATTGAGGTACTCACACATGGTGATGTAGAAAGTCTGAAAGAAACCTGCAGGAGCGTCTTCTAGTAGGTTCACCATATCACCTCTATGTCATCTATCACTCCAGTCTCAGGGTTCCTGTTCTTGACGAAGCCTTCCTGCTGTCCGTGCATCCACATGTCGTAGACCAACTGGCAGTCTTTCAGGCAGTATTCTGCGACCTCTACATGCTTGCCCTCTCTCCACATCTTAGGAGCGTCCTCTGACTTCTGCGTCTTACCCACACCAAGTGTGTGTTTGCATACATCATCGAGGTGATGCGCGTATGACGTGACAGAGCGGAGAAGAGCAGACGTATCTACTACCAGTTCATTATTCCTCATCAGGTGACCTGCATAGAAGCAATCGAGAGCGTCTCTCAATACGGGTAGGTCGAACCCCATGAGGTTGTGCCCCACTATCTTCCCGCCAGAGTCAATGTGCTTTTCCAGATGTTCTCCTAGGGTCTTGGCGTTGAGAGTGTGGCATGTGCTGTCATTGACATCAATGTCTTCCTTGGAGAAGACGTGTCCTTCTTTCCCATCCCATGTGCAAACTACTGTAGGCTCGAAGAGATGGGTGTTGGCCCACCCTCCTATCTCCCAAGAGTAGTTTCCAGTTTCGATATCTAACGCCATTATACTTGTCATTCTTTTTCGCTCCATCTAATGTAAGGCACGCCGCCCATCTTCGTTTCCTTGAAGGAGGCTCTTATATCGTTGTAGTGTTTGTAGACCACAGGCTGACTGCGGTCAGCCAGACGACCGTAGGCTTTGATGATGTCCTTCTTCAAGTACCATCCGTCACCACGGTGGTCACCTAGGTCGACCGAAGCGCACGCTGCCATGGCTTGCTTCCATGCTTCCGTCTTCGCTAGTTTGGCTGCCTTTGTAGCACCCAGTTCCAAGTCACTTTCCAGCCATATGATGAGACGCTCGTAGACGTCGTACAGTATCTCCATAGCCATGTCGATGTGGTCACCTGTGACCACCCACTTGTCTGCAGGGTCATACATTCCTGACGCTCGTCTGTCATTCATCTCTACTAGGAGAAGATGAGTTGCTAGGATATTGAGATAGTTCTCGATGTTTGGCATGAAGGACAGCACCACATCACTGAGTTTGGCATCCATGCCAGTCACCAGATGATAGAACTCATCGACAGCCAACTCCACTGCTGGGTCGAAGTCCTTGCTCTTCTCGAACATGGAGAGAGCAGCGTCCCTGACTATCCTCTCCCTCTCTGCACGCTCTTCCTTGACGTTCGGGTCTAGGTCGTGCCACATCTTCATGTTGATGTCAGAGCAGGCCACTAGATGCTCCATGACTAGGCTCTGCACCTCAACGAAATGCTCTGCGATGTCCTCTGTGGACATCACCTCATCCATCTGGTCTGACCAGACGCCGCTCATCCTGCGCTTGGAGACCTGCATCCTCATGTTGTTGTCCCAAGGAGCGTAGTACAATAGCACTCTCTGGAACAATCCCTTCGTCAGCACGTACTCCTTCACACCTGCAGGGGGGAAAGTGGTAATCCAGAAGGACACACGAGACTCAGTCTCAATCTTTCCGTCCTTCATGTGCTTGGTGAGTGTGTTACTGTGGCTACCGATGGGGTTCATGGCTTGTTGTAGATAGAGTATGACCTCTTGGAAGAACTGCTTCGGGCTAGGCTGTAGCAAGATGCTACCCTCATCGAAGTTGAGGAGTTTGTTCCCATTCAGCAGGCCGGGCACCTCTTCTGTGTAGTAGTTCCCATCCTCATCTTTGTGAGTCTTGAACGAACCAATCAGACCAGCGTCGGTCCCAGAGGTAAAGATGTCAGCATCAATGCCTGCGTGCCTAGCAATCTCACCAATGAACTCCCACGCTATCGACTTACCAGAACGAGTGGGTTGAATCCAGAACACGTGGAACCTAGGGTCTAGGTAACTAGCCCAGACTGGTATTCGTATGTAGTCAGCGACTGCTTGTCCTTGTAGAAAGAAGAAGGACAGGATTGCTGGTGTCTCATTGAAGAACGATGTCTTCCTGTATCTCTCTACGTAATGTCTCAGTATAGGGTACTTCTGTACGGCGGTATAATCTTCCCAAGTTCTTGCCATACCACCTCGTACATTGACCAGTCTATAAACAAATCTATGCTATCGGAAAAGAATAACGTAAGAATCTCAAGAAGAACGGCGCTCGATTCGCACCGGGTCCTCGCTTGTGAGAGCCTCGATGACTCTGTTTCTGAGCACCTTACCCATCCTCTTCACTCCCTTGAGACATTCGCCGCAGGCTGCCTCTTCCAGACTTCCGCACTCCGAGATGATATTGTCCACCATCTCGTCACCCACACCGGGGATGGTACGGAGCATGTCGACCCTTACGTCGTTGCTAGATACTCTCTTAATCGCTTGAGCACCATGCCTGCTCGCGCTCTTGTAGGTCTTTTGATGCAAGCCTACCATGAAGTACGACGCTTCCATGAGGTCGGGGGCTCGGTAGGTCAGACAACCGAAGTCGGCTGCTATGCGTGCCAGCCCCCCTGATACTTGCTTGACCGCTGCGCTGTAATTGGTGGTGCCACCACGTGCTTTCACCTGCTTGACGTATGCACCCACATCGCCCCATACTAGGATACCGAATTGCGGCACGTTCGCATCGAGGTTATCCAATTGCCTCATGATGTGCCCAGACCGGAGGGACTCTAGGAAGTCGCTGATGGTCTTCGCTTCTATGTGCCATTGGCCACACAGGTAATCACCCACAATGAGGTGCTCTCTCTTGGTTGGCACTGGTGGTTTCTTCTCCATGGCCTTGCGAACTATCGAGTCAGGCAAGGCCCCTCTCTCGTTGCTGTCGATTATCAGAGGCTTCATAGTGACCCCGTCCCATCCCACAACTGGCACCTGCCTAGGCAGAGACCACCGGACTCCAGAGATGCACAGTGCTGGTGGTATCCCCCATTGACTATGGTGGACACGTGGTATCGTGTCACTCCCTCATCGTAGTCTGCCCACTGCAATGTGTGGAGATACTGAGATATCAATTCCGCGTGCTCATTGCGAGCCTCTGGTGTGGTCCTCTCGACCGGCAGGAAGTTCCTGAGTCTGGATGCTAGGTAAATCACCAGTGACTTACGTGCATCGTGTGGGGGGTTGCTCCCCACTTGACATGCAGCCTCTACCAGACACGGTAGTATCTTGATGCCGTTCATCTCTACTGTATCGAATTCCAATGCTGGCCCGGAGGAGGTGAAGCGTGTGTTCTTGACTTGCTCAATGGGCAAGTCCACCCCGTTGATGCCGTACATGTACTGCCCTCGTCGGTGACGCTCTGCTCTCTCACAGATGTCATCCCAAGACCACTCAAGAAGTTCCTCGCTCTTCAGTGGTATGCTCCAACGCCCAACGTGTTGCTTGGCGTTGTAGGAGTTGGGTATGCGTATGAGTCTGGCCATGTCGAAGGGCACTGTGGGGTCCATGCAGGTCAAGTCCAAGGCATCCTTCCAACTGTTGATGACCTTCCTGCCTGCTGCTTTGATGAGTGAGACCTCGCTCCCCGTGGAGGGGCGATGGGTCTTGGAGAGTTTAATCCAGATGTGGAAGCCGTTGCCGCTGAACCATACCGCATGATGCACGTCCTTGTCCATGAGCATTTGATGTGCCCTCCTGACTTGGTTGAGAACCTCGTCACCAGACACGTCGATTACCAGACCTGCCTTCCTCGCTTTCCTATCGAAGTCCAACACGAAGTGTCGAACGATGGCAGTGTTGTACTCCCCTCTCTTTCCACTGGGCTTCACTGCCCTGAACCCATACACACTCGTGTAGGCACACTGACTGTTGCGTAGTGAGGACCAGTAGGTTTCCAACTCCTTCGGAGTATGCACTACCTTCCTGAACAGACCAGCCTCTCGGGGGAAGTCAAATTCTATGATGTTCATTCTCTTTCACCCAACCTGAACTCCTGACAAGCGCTCACGCACGCGAAGTATAGTTCCTCCACTGACGTAGGACTGAGGTCTTTTGGTATCCTGATGTCCAAGGAATCTCCAATCGGCACTGGGTCTACCAGTAGCCCTCTGGGGATATCGTCAGAGAAGTGCATGAACACATTGTCACTGTTGAACTGCTTTCTCAAGGAGACTACCATTGCTTGCCGCAGTTGGTCTTTTGCCGTCCACCTGATTTCTTCCATTGCAATGCGGAAGTCCTTGTCCATTATGCTTCCACCTTGAACTTCGGACACAGGTCCATGTAGTCACAGTAAGAACACTTGAAGTCATCTTTAGTGACAGGGAACTCTTGGTCCACGTACATGCGTAGCAGTTTGTTCAACGATGTCTGCATAGCACGCTCACTCACTCTCTTCACTGGCTCGTAGTCAAGCCTGTCTGCTGCGCTGTATCGCCAGCCCCAGTGAGTGACCATCTTGTCATTGAGCCCTGCAGTTTTCAATTCGTCTTCGGTGGACAGTTCGATGAGCATCTTGTAGTATGCCATCTCCATTCTCATGGCAGACAGTTTCCTTGGGTGCCACTTCCCTGTCTTCAACTCCATCAAGGCCAGACCGTTCTCACCCTCACTGAAGATTCTGTCAATGATGCCGACTAGTTGCACTTTTACTTCCCTGTCATCTACATGGAAGGTGGCTCTCGGTGAGAGTTTCACCTCGTTTGCTACAGGCAAGAAATGCTCTGCCTCGGTGAGAGACAGCCTGAGTATCTCATTCCGAAGCAACCACGTGATGTTATGGTCATACTCCAACTCATAGAAGGGCTCGTCCTTTGAGGAGTCCCTTCTCATACCGATGACCTCGTCACGACTAGGGAGATAGGTCTTGAGTTGCTCCATCACCAAGCGGTCCTTCCCCTCCTCTGCCGCTTCTTTCAGCAGTGGGATATTGTCAGCATCTATGTTGTGATAGAACGCTTCCATGCTCTGATGCACGTCGTCACCTATCACTAAGTAATCGTGCTGCAATTGCGGGACCTCATGAGTCTTTGACAACCACAGTTGCTTGGGGCACCACTTACTAGCGGTGAGTGTGGACTTGCTCACTCTGATTACGATGTCTTCCTCTCCCATCTC